CGTTGAGGAAGCTGCAAAACTTCAAGCACTAGCGTTGGATATTTCCGCAGGCGGCACGATCACTTTGGAAGCGGCTTCAAATGCGCTTGCAAAAGCACATGACGGTCAGACAACAGCACTTGGCAATTTAGGAACTGGCATTGAAAAAGCTGATCTCAAAACAATGTCCTTTGAGGAGATCACAGCAAAACTAGGTGAGACTTTTAAAAATCAAGCTTCAATCCAAGCAGAAACTTTTGCCGGCAAAATGGATCGTCTCAAAGTTGCATTTGATGAAGGCAAAGAGACAGTCGGATCATTTGTTTTAGATGCCATTACTCCTTTGGTTTCAGGCTTTGTCAATAAGGTAATACCAGCGGTTCAAAACTTAGCCAATGAAATTGGCCCAAAACTCACACCAGTATTCAAAGTTTTAGGCGATTACTTCACACAGGTACTCATTCCAGTATTTACGACTTTGTACAACTTTATTAAAGATTACATTGTGCCAATATTGCAGGTCACATTGATTCCAATTATTACGGCTCTTGCTAAAGCTTGGGTGAGCATTGTTGATGCTTTGAAAGATAACTCTGCCAATTTAGAACCGTTACGCGCAGCATTTTTTGCGTTTGCTGGTTTCTTGCGTGACTACGTTGCACCACTTATCGGCACATTCATTAGCGGTTCAATCTCTGGTATCGCTGGCGTCATTTCCGCTTTGATCGGTGTCGTGGGCAATGTAACAAGCGCGGTAACGACTGCATTTAGAAACATCAAAGATTTCTTTGGTGACGTTCGAGACTTCATCGTTACTAGTGCGGGCAACATTTTTAACCCGTTATACAACGGCATGAAAGCCGTGCTTAATGGAATTATTGGCATTTGGAATAAACTTGACTTTGCAATCGATATCACCGTGCCGGACTGGGTTCCAATCGTGGGTGGTCGAGGCTTTAAGGTTGCAGACATATTCCCGGACATTCCAATGCTGGCAAAAGGCGGAATCGTCACATCACCAACTTTGGCCATGATTGGCGAGGCTGGCCCGGAGGCCGTCGTGCCATTGAACCAATCCGGAGGCTTTGGCAACACTTACAACATCACGGTCAATGGCGCCGTTGATTCCGAAGGTACAGCCCGTCAGATCGTCAATCTCTTAAATAACAGCTTCTATCGTGGCACGGGTGGCGCGACGGCTTTGGTGACATCATGACGGTTTTCAATCCGGTTTGGCAGGTTGAGGTAAACGGCGTTTCATACACCAATTTCGTGCTTGCCAATATGACGATCAATTCTGGTCGCACAAACATTTATGAGCAAGCACAAGCCGGATATTGCAATATTCAGCTCATCAATATTGATCAAACAAACATTGAATTTAATATCAATAACACCGTGAGCATTTCAATAAAAGATTCAACCAATACTTTTGTGCCAATCTTTGGTGGAACTATCGTCGATCTTGCCGTTGCTGTTGCCGAGGTTGGAAACGTCGGCTATGTACAAAACATCACCATTGTTGCTTTGGGTGCATTGTCCAGACTTCCAAAGGCTTTGACCGATGGCGTATTGCCAAAAGATTATGATGGAACTCAAATTGCCATAATCCTTGAGGATTTGCTGTTGAACAACTGGACAGAGGTAGCACCAACGGTTGAATGGACTACCTTTGATCCAACTACAACATGGGCAACAGCTGAAAACGTAGGACTCGGCGAAATCGATCAGCCAGGTAATTACGAACTAGCAGCTCGAACATCTAATCGAACAGATGTCTATTCTTTGGTGTCAGCTCTTGCAACATCTGGACTCGGTTACATATACGAATCGGCAACAGGAGCGATCTCATACGCAGACAGCACTCATCGCGTTACATATTTGGCCGCTAACGGATACACCGACGTTTCAGCCAATGAAGCTATTGCATCAGGAATTTCTATTCAAACTCGCGCCGGGGATGTACGAAACTCGGTCACGGTTAAATACAACGCCACTTCATCAGCTGAGAAATCGGCCGAGGATGCAACCTCGATTGCAATCTTTGGGCGTCTCTCACAGATTGTTCAAACAACTCTGCACAATGCCGGCGATGCCGAAAGTCAAGCAGATTTCTATTTAGCACTTCGCGCCTATCCGCTCGCAATGATGCAATCAATTACTTTTGAGCTGACAAATCCTGAAATGAGTGATGCTGATCGCGATGCAATGATCAAGATATTCATGGGATTGCCGCTTAGAATTAGCGATTTACCTTTAAATATGAACTCGGGAACTTATGCAGGTTTTGTAGAAGGCTGGACAGTATCGGCCGGATACAACACAGTTTCAGTCACGGCTTTGTTATCGCCGTTGGCATTTAGTATTCAGGCGATGAAGTGGGAAACCGTTTTACCGGCTGAGCAATGGAATACCGTTTCAGGCGCGCTGGAATGGCAAGACGCCACGATTGTGGCATAAGGAGGAGCAATGACGAACCCCACGAGTAACTATGGCTGGATTATGCCTTCGCCCGTAGATTTAGTTACGGATTTGCCGGCTGATTTTGAGGTTTTTGGTCAAGCTGTTGATACAGCATTGGCCGATCTTAAAGGCGGTACAACAGGTCAAGTCTTATCAAAAACAACAAATGCCGACATGGATTTTACTTGGGTGGCAGCTAATCCGGGTGACATTACCGGCGTTACAGCTGGAACAGGTATTTCAGGCGGTGGTACATCGGGCACGGTCACAGTAACTAACTCAATGGCAACGGCTATCACAACAGCTGGCGATTTAATCAAAGGAACTGGATCAGGCACTTTTGATCGATTAGGAATTGGATCAACTGGTCAAGTTTTGACCGTAACGGCTGGCGCACCAGCTTGGGAAACAGCATCGTCTGGTTCAAGTTATGTAGCTGGCAAGAATTTCTTCATAAATGGTGGAATGGATGTGTGGCAACGCGGTACATCTTTTGCTGTAACAACTGCTGTTTATACCGCTGATCGTTGGCAAGGCTGGTCACAAGGACCACTATCGACATTTTCGCGTCAAGCAACTGCCGATACAACTAATTTGCCATTTATTCAATATTGCGCCCGAGGTCAAAGAAACAGCGGACAAACATTAACAAATGCAATCGTCTGGCAAGGCACTATCGAGACAGCAAACTCAGTACCGTTGGCTGGTAAGCAAGTCACAGTTTCTTTTTATGCTAGAGCAGGAGCAAACTTTTCCGCAGCTAGTTCTATTTTTAATTGGGCTTTATTAAGTGGCACAGGAACAGATCAAAACGTTACAGCATTTACTGGTAGCACAAGCGTAATTTCAACGACTGCAACTTTGACCACTACTTGGCAACGATTCCAAGCAACTGCAACAATCGGAGCAACTGCAACTGAAATTGGTTTCCAATCTTATTACACACCTACTGGCACAGCTGGAACAAATGACTACTTTGAAATCACAGGTATTCAATTAGAAATTGCTGCAACTGCCAGTAGTTTTTCTCGAAACGCAGCAACTTACGCTTTAGAATTAGCAGCTTGCCAACGTTATTATTATTTACACGCCTCAGGAATTGACGGAACTATTTGCAATTTCTTGTATTTCAATGCAACGACATCAACGGCAATGTTAAGTTTTCCCGTAACAATGCGAACAGCACCAACATTATCTTCAACTACTGGATCTCAATATTACGCTATTGAAACAGGTTCAAACTTGGATTACATAAACAGTCTCACTTTAGCCAGAACAACCACAACCGCGACGCAGCTTTACAACGGCAACGAATCGGCTGGAACAGTTGGTCTAAGCGGTATCGGATACACAAACAATGCGTCAGCAAATCTAGCGTTTAGTGCGGAGTTATAAAATGGCAATTCAATACAACCTAGACAATTCATCAGGTCAAGAAATAATTTGGTACGAACAAAATGGAGTGCGTTATTCATTTACCGAAGATCCAGCAAATGCCGACTATCAGGCTTACTTAGCGAGTCTTGATGAGCCTTCAGAGTCATAACGGCTGGAAAGCATCAAAAGATGCAGCTGAACTCAAAATCATCAGCGTACCGATTGAAGGCACAAAGATTAAGGTTAGATGTGCCGCCGCTGTTGCACCGTTAATCGCTGAATTCTGCAAAGAATTTCATCAGCTGATTGAACCGATTGATGGCGGGCAGCTCGATGATTGGGGATACGCGTTTCGGATGATTCGCGGATCAACCGACAAGCTCTCAAACCACGCATCGGGAACAGCTATTGATCTCAATGCAACAAAGCATCCATTGGGCAAAGTAGGTACATTCCCGGCTGAGAAGGTACCGATGATCCGGGCTTTGGCAAAGAAGTACGGCTTGAAATGGGGCGGCGATTACAAAGGTCGCGCCGATGAAATGCACTTCGAAATCGAATTGAGTGAAGCGAAGGTCGCAGCACTCATCGGGAGCTTGAAGTTAGGAGATAAATGATGGTCGAATTCAAAGCAATGATGGCATCATGGCTTCGCAGCTCTATTGCTGGAGCTTTAGCGGTGTATATGACAGGCAATACAAATCCAAAGGATCTTGCACTCGGATTGCTGGCCGGTGTTGTGCCACTAGCGATGCGATGGGCTAATCCAAACGACGTAACTTTCGGCTCAAAGAAGTGAGCGTCGGCGAATGGACGGCTGTTGGTGGTCTTGTCATTGCAATACTGACAGCTATCTATTCGTCAATGAAAGTCATAGTGCGATCAATTATGAGCGAACTATCTCCCAATTCGGGATCGAGTTTGAAGGATCAAGTCTCACGCATCGAGGCGAGGCTGGATCATCTCTACACCAAACTCATCGATTCTGATCACAAAATCATTTGAGATTTTGATTAGACACGCCGTATTTCAGGCGTGAATCTTGAAATTGTCAGACATTGCTGTCACTCTCTATTTCGGGAGCTGATATGCGGCTCCCAGAATCGGGAGCTTTAAAATGAACGAATTATCTATTGTGATCTTTATGGTCATCGCTGGGGCATTGTGGGCTTTAATGGCTTACTCTGTAGGATTTAAAGAAGGCCAAAGACAAGGCTATTCAAAAGGTCGTGCAATTAGCCGTCATGCATCAAGTCAGGTTAAATCATGATTCTTGAAGGATATGAATCAGTAGCAGAACGCATTGAAAAGTTTTGGAATCACTATCTAGGCATCGGCCGCATCGACACAGAGCTTGTTTATCAAGATGGCACGCGCTACATAGTCAAGGCTTATGGCTACCGGGAAACAACTGATCTTGTACCATTTGCCTCAGGTTATGCCGAGGAAATTCGCAGCAACGCTAATCGGCATCCAATCGAAAACGCAGAAACCTCAGCCATTGGGCGCATGCTTCATGCAGCTGGTATCAGCAAATTCTCTGATGGCATTGAACGGCCATCATTAGAGGAAATGAGAAGCTATCAAAACAAGCTCTCAATCGTGCCTCCTATGGCAGAAGTTGAATTGACGGTCAAAGAAGCTCGTGATCCATGGAGCTTTGTAAATGCATTGGAAGTAACAGAATCAGCCATCGTTGGAGCTCTTTTGAACGATTCTGCAACTGGGCCTCAATGCAAGCACGGCTTTATGAATCACAAATCCGGTGTTGGCAAGACTGGCAAGGCGTACGAAGGCTATGTCTGCCCGGAGACTGATCGCAATCAACAATGTAAGCCGGTGTGGCTATGAGCAACTTTGCAGAGATCATCAACATCAAACACATGACCGGCACTCTCCTGCTCAATGGCGAAATAGTCGATCAATACCAAGTCGAGAAATGCGACAAATGCGGGCGGATTGAGAAGCTCGACAAATTCGGCTATCAAAAATCTGATCCGGCGATGAACCTCATTTGGTTTTGTGGTCAATGCCGATGATCACTCACTTAGATGAAGTGCTGTGCATGGTTACAGCGATCCAACATTGCACCAATCGATCAGCTGATCACCCAATGCGCTTTCAACGCAATCTGTCATGGTTTGAATATGTCGCACAGATGGGCCAATCCATGGCAGCTGAATGGATGGTGGCCCGGACATTGGGCTATGACTACACGCCGGGCATTACATGGGATAAGAGCAAGCCCGATGTAGGCAATAACATTGAGGTCAAGTGGTCAGCCAATCCTGATGGCAATCTATGGATTCAGGATTCAGATCGCCATGACAGAGACATAGCGGTTTTAGTTACCGGACAACAAGAACGCATGAAAATCATTGGCTGGATACCGGTAGCCATTGCTAAGAAGCCTCGCTATCGCAACACATCACAGAACAACTGGTCGGTGCCTCAAGTCAATCTTCAACCTATTGAGACATTACAAAGGAGCAATTATGCACATCCTGCTATTTGATTGCTCAATCTGTTCAAAGCTTTACGGTAAGCCTAAACAACGTCATGGCCTTAAAAAAGGTGCTGAACTAACAGAGCATGAATGGTTTGCCCAATGCATGAGCTGTGGCACATTTGGCATCAAGATCGTTGATGATGCTCGGATTGAGGAGATGTCATTGTGATTAAGTTATCCACAGGCGTTATCCACAGGCTGTGCGCAACGCCCAACAGCACGCTCAATCTTGCAATGTATTTGCGTCATTCGGTACGCTCCATGCTCGTGGGCGAGCCGCTGTGGCGGATAGCTCGCAAGCGATGCTTGGTGCTATTGGCCGTGCTATGTGTTGTTAGCACAACACCGGCTAATGCCACAAAAGCTGCAACAACATCGATTGATGCATTAAAGCTTTATGCACATTCAAGGATAATAAATTACAAAGAATTCCAATGCTTTAATGTATTGATTACCAAAGAATCTAATTGGCGTATTGATGCAATCAATGGAAGTCATTACGGATTAGGTCAGATGCGAAATCCTAAGTATCGAAACCTTGATGGCTTTAGGCAGATTGATTGGTCTATTAGATATAACCTTCATCGCTATAAGTCTCATTGCAATACTTTGAAACACTTCTTAGACAAAGGCTGGCATTGATGGACACAATCAAATGCTCAAGGTGTGGTGATCCAACACCGGAAGCTGAGGTCATGGAGGTTGGCTCATGGTGGGTCTGTGGTGTTTGTTATGATGACATCTGATGAGTAGATCATGGCGTGGTGGATCAACCAGTAGATGGCGCAAGATCAGAGAGCAAGTCTTGCAGCGTGATGGATGCTGTCAGCTATGTGGTCAAACCGAAGGTGA